TGAGGCTTGTAAAATACTCCACAAAACAGGAAAGATAATGAAGTCTGTTACACAGGTTAGCATGTAAATCCAACCCATCATCGGACGCCATTTAGCGTTCATCCAGTCTTCTTTTTTCTTTTCACTCTCACTTAATTTAGCGTACTCTTTAGCGGTTGTCATTTATCTTCTTCCTCTTTGTTGTGCTTGTAATTGTGCTTGCTGATTCTGTTCTTCAATATGCTGAGACAATAGCATAATATACAATTCACGTTCAAATGGAATCAAATTCTCTAACATTTCCAAATCATATTTATGATGTTGCATTAGAGCAAAATTTGTTTTATAGTAGTTTGCTAAAGTTTCTGACCCCATCAGAAGCCGAAAAAATTTGCTAAACCCTCCAGTGTTATTTCATCTCTGCATCCACATTTACCACAAGTCCATTCGACTTTGTGTTTCAATTTTGGCATAGATTCAAAGAATTTTGTGAGTTTAACGTATTGGTCTTGCGATAGATTCTCAATGAATTCAATCAATTCTTTTTTGGTAGAATCTTCTTTTTTGTACACATTATCTTTATCAAAGATGTATTCAATACTGTTGACAATTGCATCAGTAGCAATATCCATTTGACTTTTTCCTTCAATCATTTTAGCTGAAGCAATTGCCATGTCTACGTTTGGATATTTCAGTTTAATACCAATACCTGTTTCTTCGTCTAGAATAATTTTGTCTGTGTGTTCTTCATTTTTTTGAACTTCAACTTCCAACAAATGTAATGAAATTGGTGTCATGTGTTCACACTCTTCATTATTTGAATTTTGACCAGTTGGATGACGCAATCTCAAATCGATTGTCTCTCCAATTGATTTTGCTCTAAGACGCATAAAGAAATATTCTAAATCGAATAGTGGAAGTTTACTTGGATCGACTTCATCAATCGCACAGTTTCCTATAATCTGTTTGATTGCAGTTAAAACGTCTTTTTGATCGTTGCCTTCTAATGCAAGTAAAAGAAGTTTTTGTTCTTTTACTAAAAATGGTCTGTATTTGATTGATTGCCCACTAGATGGTAAAGTCAATTCAAAAATTGGGTTGTTAAATTTAGGTAATGCCATAGTATTTCTCCAGTTATATTAAAAAATTATAAAATATCAATCACGTTTCAAATGTGTGATATCTATATGTTAAAGTTACTCCAAAACGCTGATAAGTATTTACTTCATCCCACGTTGCATTCATTGGCGTTATTGCTACAGGATATACGTCATAGCATGTATATACACAAAGAGATGTACCATTACTAGAAGATAATTGTTCAACTTCTAATTTAAGACCTCTTGCATAATCTTCGTGAAATGCTATCGTACCAGCATCATTCGCTGTTGCAGGTTTTATAATATAGTCCATCCAAGTTTCAAAAAATGCACGTTCTCTCATATCCTCAGAACAAATGACGGATAAAGTAATGTCGTTATATGTCATGTCATATGGAAGTTTCATTGTCGGACCTGCAAATGTGTCATCGGTCGTTGCAATAGTTCTTCCAGGAAATTCAGCCTTTTCACATCGATACGAAAAATCAGGAATTCTATTATTAAAAGCGGCCGCTCCAGTAAATTTACAGTTAAACATATTCGGGCGTGCAATCACGCCCACAGCGGCTCTCAATGCGCTGATAGAAAAACTTGGTTTTGCTATTCGGGTTCCAGTAACTACTACTGTTGGTAATTGTGTTAGTGCTGTTGTCATCTTATGATCTTCCTAGTTTCTTGCGTGATTCTTCCCAAACACGACCAGTGTCTGCTTTTCTAAATGACTCGGTTGGTAAAAACAATGCAATGTCCCATTCTTGTACTTGTATCTCTAAAAATTGTGAACGCACATGGGCACGTAAATATTTTTTTAGTGTGGGCTTAAAATATCTATACTTAGATGCACCCTGTAAAATAGAATATGAAATTCTAACTTTTGTGCTATCATCATATTGTTTATTTGTCAATGTAGAATACAAAGCATCCATTAGTTTAGCACGTAGAACAGGAGGTAAATAGTGAAAGTTAATTCCTAAGAATCCATCTGATTCCATCTTTACTGGAAATATTAGAGGAAACGTATCGTAGTAAGGCAAGTCAGCTTTGTGCTTTGGATCATATTTAAACGCATACATGTAACCAAATTCCATACTTGAAACTTTACGTGCTTCATCCGTACGTTTTTCAAATGTACTTGCAGATATGTTTCCCGTTAGCTTTCCGGCAGCCGATCTATACCATTCCCTTGCAATTTTTGTTTTTGCGGGAACGACACCTTGCTGTGAGCCTTTGATTAGTATGTTATCGAATATAGCCATACTTCTATTTATCTCAAATCTTTGTCGGTTATGATTTTAAATTCCCAATTTCTTTCAATTGAGTACTTTGTTGCCGCTTCCCACTTTGCTTGATTGACACCCCATGTCATTACTTCATTGAGAAATCGTCTAGTTGGTTTACCATTAGGGGTGTTCTTTCTAAGAGGTGGACGTGTTTGTATATCTGGTTTGACTTCAATCAATACAGATTTGATATCACCGTTTTTATCTCTATACTTCATCCAAAAATCAACAAAGTACCTATGATATCGATTGTCAACAGGAGACACATAAGGCACAACAACTTCTTCAGAAGACCATTCAAGTATAGATGGAGTTTCATCACAGTATACCATGAATCTACGTTCTAGTAGACTACGATACACAATATTAGTTGGATTGCCTTTATACTTTTGATAGTTTTTAGGCTTAAATTTACCTTTGTACGACATAAATAGGATAATGAGTTTTCATAAAAGGAATAAAAAGTGGCAGACCAGTACCCGTTTCAAATAAATAAAAGCGTTGAAGGCTATCCTGTCACTTCAGGAAATTTAATTTTTGGCGCACAAGATTCACATAAAGACTTTGTGACGCCAATGGCTCGTTTTGAATTCTTCGATGCATTTGCAAGCGAAAAATCGAGTGCCGCTATCGTATTTATACGCATGGGCGGAACGTTTAACACGACACTAAGTAATGGATATGCAGAAAGTCAAAACATATTTGGTTCACCGGATCCCAATCCAAATGAAAGTATTTTTAAAGGATTAAAAACTACTGGTAATGCAACATTAGAAGCATTACTAAAACAAGTTAAATTTGCGGCAGCTGGTGCGGCTGGTTTCATACAGTCTGCTGGATTGGGAGGAAAATCTCAATACGAATTTCTCACAAGAAGATTCTTAAATAACTTTCAACAATTGATATATCAAGGTCCAACGTTCAGAAGATTTACATTGCCGTTCACGATGAGACCAACAAGTCTTAAAGAAGCAGAAAACATGATGAATATTGTGAATACATTTAGATTTGCATCTTCACCTAAAGGCGGTGGTCCATCTGATATTGTAGGCTTTGATGCCGCAGATAATTCTGTCGATGATTATGCAGATAAAACGCCAGAACAGATTGCACAAATTAAAGCCGATTCTAGAATTCAAGCATCACAGCTTGGAGCACTAGTTGGTGGAAATTTAATTGGCGGTGGGGCTCTTGAGTCCGCATTCAGTCTTGGTTATCCAGACACATGCAAATTCACATTATTACTTCAAAAGAATGCTACGGGTGATACTGCATTAACAGAATTGTTTGCTAGTGAATTTTGCGTAATCGAAAACGTAGCTGTTGATTATGGATCGCAGAATAAAATGGTATTTTTCTCATCTGGTTCTGGTAACAAATATTATCCTAGTGAAGTAACAGTAACAATAAATCTAAGAGAAACATCATTGCCGACTACCGGCACACTTGGTAACGAACGAACTTCAACAACTAGAACGATTTTCTAAAATGAGTATATTTGCAAATTATCCAAAGATTCGTTATAAAATTGACGATCACGATTATCTAAAAGCAATCGATATCACAGTTGTATCTAAGATAAAAGATTATCTAAAAGATTTTAGAAAAATCGCATACACACCATACGTGGTTAAAGATGGAGAAACTCCAGACTTTGTTTCGTACAAATTGTATGGTAGTCCCGAGTATGATTGGGTCATACTGCTAACTAATAACATGTATAGCATATACGATGACTGGCCTAAAAATACTGACGAATTCAAGAACTATATTATTGAAAAATACGGTAGCTTAAATGCCGCAATGGCAACAACAAAATATTACTATGACAATTCAGGAAATATAATTGACGTTGTTGAGTGGACTGCATTGTCGGCGGCATCTAGAAGATCAGAGACAACATACGAATGGGAATTGAGAAAAAATACGAATAAATCAAAAATCAAAATTATGCAAAAGAGTGTTCTTGGACAATTAGATGCAGGTTTAAAAAGCATTATTCTGAAGCCAATAATTTAATATGACATATCAATTATCATATCCATTTGGTGCTGTGTCTGGTGACACGCAAATAGACGCACCAAATGACGTTGCAATATCTAGAACTAGTCTTCCAACTGCACAAATTGGTGGGGATGTTGTTATAAATGAACTATCAATTATAACACGACAAAACGTTAAAATTTCTTTGTTAGATTCGTTCACAGATTTCAACATAGATGAGAATGTTTTTTCTGCATCTATTGTAGGTTCAGTAACTATTGGTGATATTGGTGGTGCAATTGAAAAGTGGGAAATAGAAGGTGGAGAAACTATCTCATTAAAAGTTTCTATGCCAAACACGCAAGATGTTATTGTTTGGAGACAAGATTTTATTATCAATAAAATTAGTAGATATGAAGTCGATATCACTAATCTGACAAAAAAATACACATTGTTCTTTTCATCGAAATCTTTTGTATCGTCAACAAAAAAACTAATTTTCAAAAGCTACAAACAAACAAATATTAGAGATGCTGTCATATCATTATTTAAAGAAATGTCTGATAATGATTTGGCAATAGAAGATCCAAAAGTAACATTGACTGCACCATTTGTTAGTACTGGTATTATGCCACATAAAGCAATTGAGGCATTAGCGCAACGTGCTTGCACAAAGAATAAATTCTTTGTGTTCTTTGAACGTTTTATTCCAGTAGTCGGTACATATTCAACTGGAGAAAAATTTGCATCATCGCATTATTTCGGAAGTTATGAAAAGCTGATAGAAGATTCAAATACTGGTGGTGTGCATACGTTATATTTTAATCAAAATCCTGAGGGAAGAGTTGAAGGTACAAGTATTCGCATTTCAAAATTAACGTATAAAGAAAATTTTAATCACTTAGAATGCATGATATTGGGTCTGTACAATACCACAATAACTTCAATCGATCCAATTAAAAGAACATATAACGTAGAAAAATTTGGATACAAAAATAGAGATACTGGTGATTTCTATGACAATAAGCTGTTAGATGAATTAAATATTTTTAATACATACGACAACAATAAAAACGAAATTCCTGGAAGACGTTTGATTTTATCATCAATTAATGAT